TGCTCGTACCAATACCAACTCTATTGTTAGTAGAGTCAACGTGTAGAGTATTGGTGTCTACAGTTAAATCGCCGCTAATATTTGCAGCAATACTTACAGTATCCCCAGAATCTCCAATGGTTAAAGCCGTGCCAGTTGCAGGGCTAATCTTGTTTGCTTTGATTTCACTCGCCATTGTCAGCCTCCGCTATAGTTAAAGTTCCCGCATTTACTTGTTCCATAATAGCGGCGTAGTGGCGATTTGCAGGGTCTAGTGGAACAATCATGGTTACACCGTCGATAACTGCAATGATGCTTGAGTTGTTGCCGTCCACGCTTGCTGAGTATTGCGCAGATTCAATGTTCATTTCATTCATAGTTATAACTCCGCATCCAGTGCTAACCATAAAGTACCAGTTCTGGAAGGTGCTGAGGCTAAGTTTGCTAATGCTGTTGAAAATCCATTTACACCAACAGAAAAAGATGCATTTCCATTAGAACCAAAAGCTATTGTTGGTGATGTAGCGGCTTGGTCTGACGCTCCATATCTTACTAAAATACTTGCTCCACTTACTAATGACGAACTTGGAACAGCCCTCATTTGAACTGGTAAAGTGTCTGTAAAATAAACTCTACCAGAACTATTGCCATCAATAGTACCAGCAGCACCTGCACCACCTAATTGATAATATCTCTGACACTTAGCCAAAGTCTGACCATAAAACTCATGCTCAAACGGAGTGGCTACTTCGCCTACTTCTAGTTGGACTCCGGTAATGTAGAAGGTTGCGTTGAGGGTTGATATTAAGTTTGTTGCTCCGGTTGCCCCAAAAACCAATGAAGTCCCTGTCCACGCACCTGCAACATCTACATGACTAGAACCCGCACCAAGTTGAAAGCGTAAACCAATACCACGATTTGTGTCAGTCAGCCACGTCCCGCTTGTGTCTCCAGTGATCGTTACAGTCTTTTTTTCCCAAGTGTCTGCAGCAGAGATTGAGTAAGTAAATGGGTAGTTTCTATCGTTTGCAGAATTATTTAATGCTCCACCAAATGTACCAGTTAAACTAGACCGTACCCAAAAGGATAGTGTTATTGTTTTGGCATCGGCTGTCCCAAACCCTAAGTGCCCAACATTGTTACCTTCAATAAATTGAGAAAACAAATAAAGTTCTGTTGAGCCTATTGAAGCATCAGCAGTTGTTACTGTTATCTTCGTAGAGTTTGTGAACCCTGCTGGGGACTCTGTCACTTGTTGAACAGTAAAAACACCATCAGAAACTTGACCAACAGCGTTCCACCTATCTAATGTATAAGTATTGGCTGTAGTGGCGATTGTTTTTGCGGCTCCTGCATTTCTTTGGTCAACCCGCATGGCTCCGTTCTGAATCAGATTTCTGTTTGACAGAGCAACATCAGGAACCATGTTGCTTACGTTTACCGTTGTGCCAGAACCGCCGATAGTCAGAGTTGAGCCTGACTCTTTATCGATGTTGTTTACGTTTAATGTACTCATACGATCACCAATGTACCAGTTACTGTAACCGTTCCCGTCATAGTAAATGGCCCTGCAACTACTGCTGACTCAATGGTGTAGTCACCGTCAACGGTAGCCTGATGAGTAAAAAACCCATCTTTTGCAGGCTCTTGACCTATATAGTAAACGCCATTTGTTTCTTCAGACATGATTACTCCTAGACAGAAATAGTATCTACATACGAAACCCAAATATCTAAAGCAGATGCAGTGTCTGACTTAGCGTGCAAAATATCTCCGCTTTGCATAACGACCTTAGACGCGCCTTGTATTAACTCTACAGAAGAATTAGGAGGAATAGTAATTCCTTTACAAATGTGGTAATCAGTACCCGCGCCAACAGCATCAATATAGCAATCGCAAGTAACCGCTGATGATAAAATATTTGCTACCCTAATGCCAATTAAAGCGTCATCAGAATCGCTTGTAAGTAGAGTTACTTCGCCAGTTCCTACGGCAGACGAATATGCTCTTTCAAAATCTTGTGCCATTATTATCTCCTATAAAGCAATAGCCATAGCAACCGCAAAACCGGGAGTTGCAGCACTGCCATTGCTTGCTGCAGTTATCCGACCTTGTTGGTCAACAGTAATTGATGAAACAGTGTAACTACCCGGAGTGACAGCGGTATCAGCAAGTTTGTCAGCAGTAACAGCATCATCCGCAATAGTCGCAGTTTGTACTTGTTTCCAATCTACACCGTTTACAGCAGTTGAGTCTGCTAAAAGAGCATAGTCATCAGTACCTACAGGCAGTCTAGTCTCAGAGTCTACCGTATTGTAAACAAGAAGATCACCTTTTGTGGTAAGTTTATCTGTGCCAATAATATCTACACACTGCCACTCGTTAGATGCTGTAGAGTATTTAAGATACTGGTCGTTTGTTGGTGCTGTAGAAGTAACAGAACTACCTTGGATTCCGGTTACGGTAGTAGAACCAGAAGTAGTCATGCTGATATCGCCAGAAGGAGTTACTGAATTAAACCCGCTTCCATTACCAATAACAATTTGCCCAGAGCCTACTGATTTATCTGATGGCGCTCCAGAAGATGCAGAGTCTCTTAGTTTAATTGTGTTACCATTCATGTTAGCAAGTTCTGCGTTTGCAACACCTGCGTCTTTAATAGTAACAGCGCCAGAGGTAACTAAGAAATTATCAGAAGAAAAAGATGCTACGCCTTTATTTGCTGATGTAGCGTCTTCTCCGGCAATCGTTACAGTAGTGCCTGTAGCGGTAGTGTTAATACCTTCGCCTGCCGCAAAAGTAAACCCTTCCCCAACACTAGCCGCTGCTGTAGAAGCATCCTCTGCTGTAATTGTAATGTCGTTTGCTACGACGTTTCCAGAAGTTACTGTAAAATTGGTAGAGTTAAACGAAGCAACGCCTTTGTTAGAAGAACTTGCATCTTCTCCGCTAATCGTAAGAGTAGTACCGGTAGCAGAAGTATCAATACCTTCTCCACCAAGAACGCTAAGACTTTCAGAGTCTAGGTCAATGTCTATTGTACCACTATCTGAAATTAAATCAAGGTCTTGAGCGGTTACTTGTGAGTCTACATACGCCTTAATAGACTGCTGGGTAGCAAGTTTGGTAGCAGAATTAGATGCCATGTCATCTTCATCTTTAATACCTGTTACCGTGGCTCCATCGCCAGCAATGTTAACAGAACTAAACTTACCAGTAGATGCAGACGTAGCACCAATAGGAGTTCCATCAATTGACCCAGCGTCAATATCTACTGTATTATTATTCTCTGGATCAACAGCAAGAGTAATCCACGCATCATTGGCTTGGTTTCTAATCTTTAATAGATTATTAGTTGTGTCTAGCCAAATAAGACCAGTAGATTGGTCTGCAGTTCCGCTAATAGTAGGAGCCGTTGCTTTTGCAATAACTACCTGTACCGCTTGATCTGGCCCGCTATTGCTAGTACCAGCCGGAAAAGTTTTCTTTAAAACGTCTTTAATAAGACGCAGATGATCGTCACCTTCCGATACATTATCACTCGATAGCGGGTAGGAAGCATTTAAATTATTTATATAATTACCAGATTCAATGCCCATAATTTATACCTTAAAAATATCCAGATGTATTCATCACTCTTAACTCAGAGCCAGAGTGTCTATCTTTGTCATCCTGCATCTGCAAATCAGCAATAGACTGCCTAAGACCTTTTTCCCATACAGCAATTCTTTGGTCATTCATAAGGAATGGTTCTGCTTGCATAAGCGTTCCATATAGATATACGTCAGGAGCATTAAGAATTAACCAGTTGGTAGGAGCGGCATCGCTAAGAGCATCAAACTTTTTGTAATAAGTAATTACATAATCATAAGCGCTATCAGGAGTAGGGCCAAAAAAGATTTTGTCTCCAACAATAGTATACGCATTAGGTTTACCAGACGAACTGCCAGCCCAAATTCGATACAACATTTCTGGAGAAACATATTGCAATGCAGTTACCGGACTAGTCGCAAGATGTATTTCTCTCATCTGAACGTATCCAGTAGGCAGGTCATAAGACTTAGTACCGCCTACCATAGACTCGGTAACAATAGTCTCCATTGGTCTAATTCGTAAAGTCCTATTAAACAAAGCCTCATTGAGATCAATGAACTCTGGTATACGGTCAGACAAATCATCTCTATCTAGCCAGTTAGCCACTGCTGTTTGCAGCGTTGAGTAAGAGTTAATAGCCATTATTAACTATTTTTGCTTCGGAACCATACTCGGTTGTTAATGATAGGCAACTGATCGTTACCGCTAAACGTAGGTTGATATAACCACATAATTAAACCCTCGTAGGAGTAGTCCTAAAATATTTGTTATCAGGATCATTTAAATACTTTGCCAATAACTTTTCAT